CCCGGCCCGTCATCATCAACCCGGCCACCGGGAGCCCTGCAATAGGGCCCGAATGCAGGTAAATTGCAGGTATGCAGGCCGAGACCCGGCCAAAGTAGCAGCAGCGCGGGTAATAGGGAAGACCCGCGCATATCGTATAAGGTAAACACATTCTCCCCCACTCCCACTCCACCAGCCCCCTTAACACAATTTGACACGACCTTGGTTGTTGTGTAGGCCGGGGCGAGTTTAAGTGGCTCTAAACGGCCTGTGATTAGAGTCTTTGCGTACCTCTGAAAGTTGGCTCAAAAAAGTAAGATTGAGCGAAAGAGATATAGATGGTTATATTTAATATAGATGTCTATATGTATAGATGTCTATATGTATAGATGTCTATATGTATAGTTATCTATATATATATATAAGGAAGAATAAATAAAAAAGTGCTTTTGTTGAAAAAAGGGTGAGTTGTACGATTTATTCGTACGGGTTACGGTTTGTAACCGGTTGGGGAGAAAATTGGGTTTTCTGAATAATAGGGCTACCCCCCCTTTTTTTTTGACGATTTCAAACTGACTTTGAGTGAGTTGTGATATATTTGCATCAGTCAGGTGGCGGAATTGGTAAATGCTATTGGTAATGGGTTCGCATCCCTAAGATGAGTGAGCGTAATCACACCATAGGCTCTGTCATGGAGCCCTCACAGGTTCAAATCCTGTCCTGATTACTTGTGTTGTTCCCTTGAGAAAGGATAGTATGAGTGCGGTTCCTTTGGTTCTAAAACTCACAACATAGAGGACTTCTCATCCTCAACATAGTCAGGTGGCGGTGGTATCCGCAGCGTAATTGAGAACAAAGATTGAGGGGTGGCGAATTAAGTAGCCCTCGCGCAGAAACTATCAAGCCGTTCTCCACGGGTTCAAATCCTGTCCTGACTACAAAACCATTTCGTTGACACCACCCAAATGGTGACTTTCCTTTCTTTATCCCTACTTTTGTGCAATGCCATCAGGGAATCACGAGTTCATTAAGCGCAAGAAGGCTGAAGTCGTAGTGGTAGAGGAGGACAAGGTGGAGGATGTCTCTACGGCCACGGAGAAGCCCGTGGAGAGCGTTATGCCGGTCTTGTTGAAGGGGAATAGCCGAATGCCGAAGAATGTCACGAGAAGGGACATCAGAGACCTTCTGGAAGCCGACCTTGACCGTACCATTGGCGGGGTGAAGCGGATGGATGCGTTGATTGCCCGGATGGTGACTGAAGCGATACGGGGCAATATGCGGGCGATGGAATTGACCTTGGCTTATTTGTACGGCAAGCCACAGCAGCAGCAGACCGCGCCCGACACGGGGCCATTCGTGCTTGAACTCAGCGAACCAACGGAAGATGAAGTTAACGGCCCGGCAGACGCAGGCGTATAAACTCGCCCTCTCCGGGGAGAAACAGTTTATCTTGTTTGGCGGGGCCATCCGGGGTGGGAAGACTTACTGCCTCCTTCTAACCTTCATCTCGCTTTGTTCTAAATACCCCCGCTCCCGGTGGGTGATTATCAGGCAGAGTATGCCCACGCTTCAGCGAACCACTTTGGTCACCTTTACATCCCTGATGAACCAAGGGCTTGGGGCGCACGTTGCCGGGTGGGACAAGCAGAGTCAGATTGTGACCTTCAAGAACGGATCCGAGTTGCTCTTTATGGGCGAGAACTACGACACCGACAAAGACTTTGACCGCTTCAAAGGTCTTGAGATCAACGGTGCAGGGATTGACGAAATCAACGAGTGCCAAGAAGGCTTGCTCTACAAGGTGCTTGAACGTGCCGGTTCGTGGCTCAATGCCGAAGGCCGACCGCCCATCGTGGTGATGGGGAGTTGCAACCCAAGCAATAACTGGGTGAAGGAGTTGGTGTACGACAAGTGGAAGGAGAACAACCTTCCCCCCACCTGGGCCTACATCCCCTCCAAGATTACCGACAACCCCCACATCCCGGAGGACTACCTCAAATCCCTGCGCGACAATATGCCGGAGTACGAGTACAAGCGATTCGTAGAGGGCGATTGGGAGGTGCAGGAGAAACCCGAAAACCCATTCTTTATATCCTATGATGCCAAACGACACGAATCCTTCCAACCAACCTTCCGCACCAACCTGCCCATCTACATCTCTTTGGACTTCAACTTGCAGCCATTCTGCGGCATCGTTGCCCAGATGTGGAGCGATGAAGATGGAGACCACCTGCATATCGTGGATGAGTTCAACGTGGTTGACGGTTCCATCCCTAAAATGGTTGATACGATAAAGGCCAAGTACGCCCCTTTCCTGTTCTCCTGCCAAATCACCGGGGACGCGATGGGCAAGCGGGGCGATCTATCGCAGAGGGACAACGCGAACTACTACGAACAACTCGCCAGGGGCTTAGGGCTAAGCCAACGGCAGATTCGGATTGTCCCCAACCCGAAGCACGAAAACAGCCGGGCGCAATGCAACTACCTCCTTCAATTCCACCCCGATATCAAGGTGAACCCGAAGACCTGCCCCGGTATGGCGCGGGATATGAAGATGGTGGCGTGTGACGCGAGCGGGACGATTATTAAGCGAAACCGATTTATTATCAGTCAGCAGTCCGACTTTGCCGACTGCTTTCGGTATCTTTGCAACAGCTTCCTGAACGAGTGGTACGTCAAACACCTCAAGCGGAGTGGGTATAGCAAGTTCGGGCCTAACTTCATCCCTGAAACGAACCATCTATGAGCTGCCTTGAATGCACCGATTGCCTATCCGTAGGAACCTTTGACATCTGCTGCGAGAGCATCACCCTCGCCCAGGCCGACCCAACGACCACCTACAAGGTCGTAATCACCGATGTGAGTCTGAACTCCAAGACCACCTACGAACTGACCACCGGAGTGAGTGGCGAAATCACCCTTTCTCCCAACGAGGGCGTTTATAGCCCCAATCGCACCTACGAGGTCAGAATCTACCACGAAGATGCCTGCGACTTCAACGACCCCCACGCAATGACAAATGACCTGCACCCCGATGCAGAGTTCTGCTTTTCCTTCCAATTTGAACGCCTATCCTAATGATGACCGAAGAAGAACGCAAAGGCCCGAAGCCTTCCAGACAATTCAAAGTTGTTGAAGAATCCTCCAACCCTGCCCAACCCCCCAAACCAATGACCAACCAACCCAAACGACTGCACATCTACAAACCCGAAGAAATCCGGGTCAACAGAACCGGATTATTCACCCGACTGACACTTGGCTACAAAACTTATTGCATTGGATTGGAAATCAACGATGAGTTCGTTGCTATCGGGTTGATATTCAGACACATCGTGTTTTCTTTCAAACCCGTATGACCGACTACTTCGCCTTGGAGACTTTCTTTAGGGCCGTGGTCGTGAGTTTGATGGTCGTGTCGCTCTCCATCTCTATGGAGGACGAACAACTCCTGCACGGTCTGCAAAAGCGACTGCGACTCCTTCTCCCCCCGAACAAGTACCCAATGCTCCACAAACCGGTGTACGGATGCGTGGGGTGTATGGCTTCGTTTTGGGGAGGCATCTTTTACCTTCTCACCGCCCCGCTCTTCGGCTTCCACCCCCTTGAGATGGCCGTGGTGATGATTATGGGCGTGGCTCTTAATTTCATCTTTATCAAACTATCGTGATACACAAAATCGCTTACAAACTCTTCAAAAAGGAGTTGACCCAAATGGTATGGGACGAAACCTACAAGCCCGACACAATGAAGGGGCTGAAATTCGCGTTGGTCTGCGAGGGCCACAAGTTCTACATCTACCCGAACATCTTTGACATCCCCATTGAGCGGATGGGACGGATTCAAGACCTCGTGATTCAGTTGCAGAGGATGGTAAGCAAGGAGGAGTTGGACATCTTCTTGGAGAATATGGAGAACGCGCTGAACGCCTCCGTTTCGGGCGCAGCGGTCAAGAACCTGGCGCAGATTGGCTTTTTGGTCGGGGAGATGCGCAAGAGGAAGGAGATGCTCATTCACCCGGAGGTGATGATGGAGTTAGCCGGGGCGGTGTTGATTCGTGAAGACCAGAACCCCGGTGAGTGGAATGCGGAGTTTGAGCAGAAGAAGGTGGAGTCCTTCAAAAACGCCTACAAGGGCAAGGAGTTGTATGATTTTTTCGTTTTAGCCGGGCTGAGTCAATACTTTCCCAATATCGCACATTTAGAAGAAGATTGGACAATCTTCTGGGAGATGGCGGCCTCCCGGCTGGAAGCGACCCAGGAACTCCTGAAGTCAGAGCTATCGGCTCGGAACTCTACTTCAGCGACCTAAATTGGCGTGAGTTCTTCGTCTTCCTTGCGGATGGCGATATCTTTCTATACAAGGAGTATATGAAAACATCGGTTGAGGATGTCTTAACTTTGCTCAAGCACTTCCAAGAGGAAAGGCAACGCAAGGCTAAACAAAACCACAATGGCTGATAAAATATCGGTAAGTTACGATGCGAATGTAGATGACCTCAAGAGGAAGCTTGATGAACTGATCGCAAAGAATCAGCAACTTTCCAATGCGGCCAATGCGGCCCAAAGGGCGATGTCGGGCCTTAACTCAAGCGTTACTGCCACGAACAACGCTTTCAATCAGTCCACGACCGTCATAAACAACTACAACAACTCGGTCAATACCACCAACAACAGCATAAACCAAATGAACAACTCTATGCGTCAAACGCAAAGAGAGGTTCAGCTTTTTGAGAAAGGACTGCAAAACATTGCCGGGAAAGTGGCTGCGGCCTTTACCGTACAATCAATAGTTCAATTTGGGGCATCTGTTATTGATACAACGAGGAAGGTTGAGCTTATGCAAAACCGACTTGCATTCGTGTTTGGCAGCGTTACCGGTGGGCGAGAGGCATTTGAAAGGCTCTACGATGTTTCCCAAAAACTCGGCATAGGATTCCAAGAGCTTGGCGATGGTTTTGCCGGATTTGCGATTGCAGCGAAGATGGCCGGGTTCTCGGCCAAAGAGTCCGAGGGGATGTTTACTAAGGTGGCGATTGCGTTACGCGGAGCAGGGGCAAACTCGCTTCAAACCCAAAGATCCTTCTATGCCCTGCAACAAATGCTCTCCAAGGGCGTGGTTGCAGCGGAAGAATTGCGTAGGCAGTTGGGTGAAGCCTTGCCTGGCGCATCCGACTTGATGACCAAGGCATACAACCGCCTTCACCCTGCCCAACAAGTCACCAACCTTGAGTTCACAAAACTCCTTGAAAACGGGAAAATTATCTCTGCCGAGATTTTGCCAGAAATGGCGAATGTATTGGAGGAAACCTTTGCTCCTGCGGTTGCGGGTAAAGCCGGTTCTTTGGATGCATCCTTGACCAGGGTGACGAACTCGTGGGATAGGTTCAAGTTGGCCCTTGGCGAGGCGAACTTCCAATCGGTCATCTCTTTTACGACAGAACTTACAGAAGCTATAGACCTGCTTAATCTTTCACTCACCAACGAACGATTAAGCTTGTTGGAGCGCATTGCTATTGCTCTTAACGGCATATTCAATCCTGGCGTGAAGGATTTGCTGACTGCGCAACTTTATACTGAAAAAGTGCTGAGCGACCAATTAAGAAAACAACAAGCGATTATTTACGCTTTGTCTGGTGAGTACAAAAATATGGGGGATGTGAGTGAGATATCTGCTATTCAGCGGAATAAACTTAACGAACAAGCCGCTTCCTCTCAAGCGGAGTTTAACAAATTGACACTTGAGCAACTTGAGGAAAAGAGAAAAAGTGCTGCCGCAGAACTGAAAGACACCGAGCATCTCCTTAGTTTAGGCAAGGCAGGAACCGACCAACTCCGAATCAAAGGCAAAGCCTACCAAATGATTTTGGATAGGATGGAAGAGATACGGATAAAGAATAAAGAAACCGAAAAGCAGGAAGGTGATGCCATTGCAGCGGCCAAAGAGCGTCTTGCTCTTGAGGAAACCCGGTTGCTCAAAACAACGGAAGGAACCGCGGCCTACTATGCGCAGCTGATAAAGGTTATTGAGGCCCGTAAGGACTTGGTGAAACTTGAGAAGGCCAAAACGCCCAACCAAATGGGCCTTGACATTGCAAAGCTTGACAAAGACCTCAATAAGGCCAAGAAGATGATTCAGTCCTTCACCCCAGAAATGGCCGACATCGTGGAGGAAGGCGTTTATGTGCCGAGCGTAGAGGCGTGGGAAAAGTTGGATAAAGAGAATCGCAAGTTCGCTGAGAACCAACTTGAGTTAGCCTTAACGGTAGCCCAAAGGGGCGTTGAAATTACCGAGGAAGGCACGGAAGCCCGGTTGATTGCTGAAAGGAATTTAGCCCTTCAGGTCGCAGAAATTGAGAAGTTCAAAGTGAACATATCAAGCGACTCAGAGGAATTGAAAGCCTCAAAGATTAAGCTCATAAACAATAAGCTAAGGAACGAGCTGAAAAAACTCGGCTTTGATTACGTTGAAGACCAAAAAGAGATTCAAGATCGGGTTCTTGATGTAATCCAAGAAGCCAACGACCTTATTGAGAGGACTGAGGGTGATTCGTACCAAAGAAGGATTGCAAGGTCAAACCAGATGTTTGAGGATATGGCGAGGAAGATTAAGGAGGAGATGAGCAAGACGAAGGATTTTCCGACACTTGAGGCATTGAAGAAAAAGCTCAAAGAGGTTGAAGATGCCGGGGAGAAAGCCGCATCCGCAATAACCCTTGACCAAGCCGCGAATATGGTGTCTCAGGTTGGAGACCTTTATGGCGAGTTATCTAAGAGGCAATCTGTTCTTTACGAAAATGAGCAGAACAACCTCAAGAAAATGCTTGACCAAAAGTTGATAAGTGAAGAAGAATACGAGCGCAGGTCAATGGAGTTGAAGAAAAAGCAGTTCAACCAAGAAAGGCAATCCGCAATCATATCGGCTATTATTGATGGCGCATCGGGGATTATGAAGGCTATTGCGCTTTTTCAGTATTGGCAAATACCATTCATCACGGCATTGACCGCAACCCAAATTTCCACCATTTCTGCTCAACAGTTTCCCGGTTTCAAAGAAGGGGTGATTGACCTCAAAGGCCCAGGTTCGGAGACATCCGATAGCATTCCCGCCAGGTTGTCCCGTGGCGAGTCGGTGATGACGGCAGAGGAGACGAAGCGGTACAAGCCCGTCCTCCAAGCCATCCGGGATGGAGAGTTTGAGGCGTTTGTGGCGAAGAAGTACACCGGGGGAATATCAGCCCATAGGGATTCCGATTCCTTTGCCCAAAACATCTCCAATTCGTTTGAGATGCAGACTGCCGAACTTGCCAACCTGCTTCGCCAAAACCGCAAGGTGGCCGTTAAGAACGTGGACGAACTTGCGAAGGCGATTAACCACCGAGGCACGGCTCACAAAGTCATTAACCGAAGAACCACCCGATGAGTTATACCGTTACGCTTGATAGCATCGTGCTGAATAATGAGCCGATGGGGATTGATGAGTCAAAGTTGCAGATTTACAGAGACACGGCCAACCCCGGCATATTCAATGTCTTTGCTGCGGATGTGACCTTTTGGGGCGATGGCTACGACATTCTTTACGCATACTACAACACCGAGGACACCTGCAAAACCATTAGCATCTCAATCATTGAGGACTGCGTTGATGGGTTCAAATTCTATGGGGTAATCTATGTGGATGACCTTGAAATCAATTTGGTCAAATGCGTAATCACTTGCAGTATTGAGGACGATTCTCCGATGGGAAGGATTAACCGTTATGCTGACGTGAAAGTACCTATCAACGGAGGGCAGAGTATGAGTCCCTTAACCGATGGGGGTGTTGCATTGGCATCGGTTGGTTCTTACAAAAAGACACCATTCACAAGCGGAACTCTTCCAGGCCCAAGGGCGAATCTGCGTTGGTTCTCCATCCTTGACTTGATGAACTATATCTGCAAGTACATTACCGATGGGGCTTGCGATGTGGTAAGCACATATCTTACGGACACCACCAAGTATTACGATGCTGATAGGTGGACGTTTACAATTTACGATGTGGGTGGCCTATTCCCGGTTCCTGTATTGGGATTTACCTTCAAGGTCAAGATAAACGACATTTGGGGCAACGATGTCTTTATTGAAGAGGATATGGTGGGCCTTCAGCCTTGGGTCGTTGCTTACAACACGGCTCAACGCTTGGGAGTGAAGACTTGGAATATCATATCGGGTGGCCCGGTGACTTACTTTGGCGGTGGTGAAAACAAAGGAGACCGGCCAACGAGGGCTTGGGCCAATTCCGCAGCTCCACCAAACCCAGCAACTGACCCAGGTTACATTTACCTTGAGTTCCCTTGGCTTGTTAACTCGGTTGAGTTGGTTTCCATCAAGAACAACGACACCAATACCTTCTTGACCCTTGGCGGCTTAGGCTCTGGCGCAGACTTTGAGTACAACATAACGAAGACCACGACCCAAAACTATGGGGCAACAGGCTTCATAATGACATCCGGGGAGATTTTGAGAGGCGGCCCTGAGAATATCAATGTGTCCTTTAATGACATTGCTCAAGGCCCATTGAAGCTCTTTAACTTGAGCATAAAGCCTCAAAACAACTTTGATGGCACTTACACAATATCTCTTGAACCCGAACCATCAACGCTGAACAGTACGCAAGCCTTTGCCCTGAATGACATTCAAGACCTGATGATAAAGAGGAACAATGCCTTTGCGGTTTCTGCTTTAAGCACCGGGTTGAATGTGGGCAACGACTTCTACCTGCACCAATCGGTAGGCTACACGGCTGATTCTTGTGCGAATGAATCCTATTCCACATCTTCATCTTTGGCGATTGTGAAATACGAGGATGTCTTCAAGAGGACTTCAGCTATAAATTCCGAGACCATTTACATTGCAGAAACCGAGCATCCAACCACGGGCGATGTGACGAAGGTGGCGTTTTTTCAAACGACCTATTCAACCAACCCAACGATTAACGGCCTTACGGTTGATTTCACCAACGCCTATTCAGTCTTGCATCCTTTTGTCGCAAGGAATAACGTGAACAAGTCCCGAAAGGGGTTCTACATTGAAGGCAATACAGTTCCAAAGACCAATACCTTTCCTTGGTGGACGATACCCGATTTGACCATTGACATCAAAAACGAACTCACCTTTGAGTACCCCTTGACACCAAGCGAACTCAACATCCTGTTAGCCGACCCATACAAGTACATCCTTTGCGATGGGCGAAAGGGTTGGATAAAAAGCG